GCCGGGATACCACGTTGGCTGCTCTATCGTCAGTGCGCGTAGATGAGTGAGCAGCTTTGCCCCATCGTCACTGGCGAATACGCGCAAATAAAGACGATCAATGTCGTCCTTATCTACCTGCTGTTTTTCTGCAATCTTTGGATCTACAGAACGTAGACCATCCCAACCTTCTGGGTTCATTCTTATGCCCCTTCTGGCGGTGCCTCACCTTGTGGCATTTCACCGGCCTCTGCTTGCGCCGCCATTTGGGCGGCTTCCATTGCTTGCTGCATCATCATCTCGCGCTCTTCTGGAGACGTGCGCAACTCAGCCGGGATGCCCAGCTTATCAGCAACATAATCTGCAATGCTGCCTGTCTTTACAGCCATTTGGCCTTCTGGGCCAAGGGCTGACGACATTTGCACCCACTGCATAATTTTTTCAATGTCACCCATATTTTGCGCTTGTGCAATCGGGCTTACCGGCGTGACCTTGACCTCAAGGCCATTGACGCGCAGCGGCATCTCAATCAAACCGCGCTCATCCATTACATATAAGATCCGCGCAATCATTGGCACCATAGTTTCGGTAATCAAACGACCGAAAGCGGAGCCAAGGTTCTGCGCCAGTTCTTTCATGCGTTCTGCAATCTCTGTCGCAGACCTTGCGCTCATATTGTCAGGCGGCAATGTGTCATCGAGCAGGATCTTCTTGACGTTCATACGCAGGTCATTGATGACAATCTGCGACACGTTAAAGTCGCCGGATCGTGGCATCTGACGCAGGCTCTCACCCTGTGGGCCACCATTACGCGCCACCGGGATAATCGCACCCGGCGCAATGCGGATTGCCTGCGGGTTTAAAACACCGTCATCAGCGGCAGTGTAAACACCGGCAATCGACAAGCTGGCATTTTTAAGCAATAACTCTAGCGTTTTGTTTAGCGTCTTAATGTCTGGGATTGCAGTAACCAACGGCCCGCGACCATAGACCTCACCAGCTACTTTCATATAACGCGCCACGATCCAAGGGCTGGATTTCATGTAACGCTTCAATAGCTCGGCTTTGCCTTCCGGCCAAATGACGTGATAGCAAAACTCACCCATCTCAGGCTCATACAGTGTCGCCTCGATAAGCTCGATTTCTTCGGTTGGCTTTTCGTCAATCATGCGCTGCATACGCTCTGGGATCTCGGCATCTTGCCAATGCTGGCTAATGGCTTCGCCCTTCATACGCATACGCCGGTAAACATTATCGACCTTGCCGTGTGCGCCCTCTTCAATGGCAACCAAATACTGCGGCACGGCAGTAAAGCGGATTGGGTTTAGTTCATCGCCGGGTTGGATCAGCATACAAGCCGTGCCAACTGCCAGATCTAGCAAGAACTCGCCCATAGCCAAATCAAAGTTAGATTGACGCAGCACACTAAACATTGTGTCGCTGTACATATCCAACGCCATTTGCGCTTCGATGCGCCGCTCTTCTGGGATTTCTACCCCCGGCTCTAAGCGGCACCACGGTGCATAAGGTGGGAATAACCCCGATTGAATGCGGTTGGCAAATCGCTGTGTTGCATTGATAGCTGTGCTATCGAACACGCGAACCATTTTGTTTTGCCCCGGAGAGCCACCGCCCTCGTAATAGCCATCATACAGATTGCGCTGTGGCAAGCCGAACTCATAACAATCTTCGTAAATCTGCCGCCAATTGTCTTTGCGGCGCTGCGCAATATCGTGACGTTTTAGGATTTCCTCAACACTACGCATTTTTCTTGTGCCTCTTCGCAAAGTTTCTGGCAGCTTGCTTTGACCTAAAGCCCCACGCACTCAACGCCTCTTTTAATCTGGTTGGCGATCCATCTGGTTTTGTCTCAGGGCCAGCCATACCGCCGAACCTGCCAGCAAAAGAAATACGGCGCGGCCCAGTGCCGGTTTTGACTGGACGTTTTAGGTTGCCGCCATCTTTAGCCTCGTGGTGCCTGCGACCGGCCTCGTTCAATCCACCGCCCGGAGCCTGATGCGCCTTCTTAGTCACGCGCCGCCCTCATATTATCAACAAGGTTAGGGTATGGACGGCCAGCCTTTGCTGCGGCTCGCTGTGCCTTGCGCTTTTGTGCTGGGGTCAAACCCTTTGGCTTGCCCAAACCTTTTGGGCGCTTCTTATCCCAAACCTCTTTTTTCTTTTGCATTACTTACCGTAACCCTTACCTTTTTTCTTTGGCATCATCTTATCCTAATGTTGTTTTGGTTTCTTCTTCTTGACCACCGCCGCCTAGACGACCAGCCATCATTAGACCACGGCGACCAGCCCGGCGGGCGCGCCTCTTGGCCGCCTCTGTACGTTCAGCCCTCGTAACTCTACGCTCAGACGCAAGAGCCGTGGCAGTGGCTTTTTTAGCTTTATCTGTTGGATCGCGGCCTGCTTCAAGCGCGGCACCAGCTTTAACTAATGGCTGCACTATTTTAGGAACTTTTTTTATAAGCCCCGCAGATGTTGCAACTTTAGTAAAAATTTTTCCTACTGAACCCATAATACTATCCTAACGTTGTTTCATCTTCGTCTGCTGTGCCGCCGCGAATAGACGCCATCAGCATACGCCGACCGCCATACTGCCTAGCCCTGCGTTGCGCAGCAATCTTTCTGGCTTGACTTTCCTCTTGGGCTTCAATGCGTTTCTCTTGACGATCTTGTGCCTCGGTCACTTCCGGGGCAACTGCCGCCGCTGTCGGCATTACTACCTTTGGAGACTTAAAAAGAAAACTCATTTGTAAATCCTTGAGAACATCATGTAATCAAAACCGCCCGGCCCATACTTGCGGAGCAGCCCTTCTGGTTGGAATTTTAACACCTTTGCCCACCGCATCGCAAGCTCGTTTTCTACATCAACCGTGATCTGTAATCTTTTTAATTTATGTTTTGTAGAAAACTTATCAAAGTATCTAATAGCTGCTCGCGTTACTGTTAAAGATATATTAGGAAGTTCAACAGATGTTATCATCCAAGCCTCTGCCACCCCCGGCCACAACACGTTGCAGCCAGCACAGCAAACAATTCGGCCTTTCCACATTGCTGTGATTGCGTCACCCTCGGCTTGAAACGCTTTGAGCATATCCTGATAATTAGGCACATACTGGAAAACCTTTTTATCATGCTCGCGCAAATCAGCCGCATAGGGGTGCGCCCAGTGAAACGGCACAATCCGAAACTTTTTGTTTGTCGTTATGTCAATCAAAATATATTAAAATCCATATTAGCAGTGGCCTGTTTAAACTGATTGCTAAACTGGCTGTTGCGCGTAATGTTCCGCACCTCGCCAGCCCCAAGCATCAAATAGCCAAATGCGTCACCAACGTGCGAGTGTTGGTTTTTATTTGCCACATCGCGGAACCGTTCCTGACCAGCGCCAACAGCCATACGTTTAAAGTGATAACCACCAGCCAGCGACTTGCGCGTTTTAACACAAGAGCGATTAACCAGCAGGCCGGGCTTGCCGTCAATCAGCCTATTCATTGGCATAGCACCAGCTTCACGCCGAACCATAAAATCGTTGGTGCTGGTTGGCCTAGCATGTAAGCCCATAGTTCGCAAATGCTCAAACGCCGTTACCTCAAATATCTCGTCACGTTTTACACCAGCCGGATCACCCCAGATCAACACGTCTGACTTTGGAAAGTGCTGCTGTATGTCAGCCAGCAGGTGATGGCAAAACCGCTCCAGACCCATATCAAAGGCCACCAGTTCATGCACAACGTGCCACCGCCCATTCTGCATCTTCTGCCCAAAGACAGCCGCCGGCGTCAAACCAAAGTCAAGCCCAATGTGAACCGGCCAACCTTCCTCGATATGCACGTCAGCCGACATCATACTATCAACGAACTCGTGCCAGACCGGCTTGCCATCCTGCACATAAACATACTTAGCCCCGGCATAACATTGTATCCAGTCAATGGTCTTGCCCGCTAACTGCTGCTCGTAATATCCGGGCGGCAAATTATTTACGTTCTCAGCCGCCGGGTTATTAATCCAATATTTATCAGCCGAGAATATAGCATCCTCGTGTTCTTTGGTTCCCTCAATAACTCCGCCGGGCTGCTTATAAAACTTCCAAGGATACTTTCCGCGAATAGGATTTTTCTCAGCCAACTGATGCCACCAGTGGTCACTATCCATTGGGTTGGTACTCATCCACACGCCGCGCCAAGTGCAACCGCCATTCGCCCTAGTCGGGAAACGACCGACACGCGATGTCAAGCCATCAACCACCGCCTTTGGCAATTCCCTGGCCTCATCTATGAAGCCGCCGGTTAATTCTAAGGAAAGCAATTTACGAACATCACGCGGCTGATCCAACGCCAAGAAAATCACCTCACAATCAAGCCCAGCCGCGCCATCACGCGGCGGCAGCTTGATGTGATGTGTAATAGGCGGCGACCAGCGCATTGGCCCCCACACATTCTCAGGGAATAATTCCTGCCACGTCTTAATCGTGGTCGTGCGTAGTTCCGGGTAGCTGTTCCTGATAACTGCAAACCGAGTATATCTGATCCCATCTATCGGTGATGGTTCCTGCTTCACCGCCCGCAACATCACTTCCGCTAACGAACCGAATGTTTTGCCAGATCCTACTGGCCCCATTAGACCACGCACAAAGCTGTCGTCTTGCAAAAATTCCCATACGGTCGGACTTTCCGAAAAATCTAAATTCAACCCCGCCAAAGCCTCAGTGGTTGGCTGCTTCCTGCGCCGGGGTGATCTGTCTGTTGCTGCTCTAGCTCGCGCCATCATAATCCTCTGGGTCAAAAATAATAGTAGTTTCTCCAGCATAATCATCGCTGGTTAATTCAAGCATAGGCCCGCTGCACACCGTGCAAACAATAGCCTCACCGCCATCATATACCCGGCCTCTCGTCAACTGATTACAATAGCCGCACAAAATATCGTTCTTAAAAAACCTGACGCTAATATAATCCTTCATGTCGATGACCTTACCCATCGTCACCATCAATCTCGACAATCTTCGCAGTCGGCCCAGTGATGTTAATGCCAATCATGCTAGGCTTCTGATCATTCGCATTCGGCTCTAACAACCCGCGATGCTTCGCCAATAGCCGCAACGCCGACAACTTGTCGTGCATCTCAACCTCGATCTGATTGCCAAACTGATTGGGCGTGACCTTGACCTTCTTAACCGACCGCCGGGCGCGATCCGACAACTGATCGCTCGGCGTCAGCGTCACCCTGCCCATATCATCCCACTGAATAACGTCAGTCGCCTCACCAGCGCCAATGGCCTCTAGCTCTTGCACCACCGCTTCACGCCGAGCCTCATCGGATGAAGCCAGTGCTGCTCGCTGCTGCCTAATCGTTGGCGTTGTTTTGTCTGACATGCAAACACTCCGATCCAGTTGCGGCATAGCCAGCTAGATCCACCCAGCTATCCTGATGATCCGGCGTGGCCGCTAACCTAGCCAACTTTACCCCGGCCATCATCATAGCCACATGCTCCGGCTCAATCTGTATGCCAATAAGCGCCGTCCAAATAATAGCAATGCGCTCGTGGTTTTCCCAAATGCTGCCGTAATCCTCGCCACGATCAGCGACAGTTTCCTTGGCGGCATCTAATAACTCGTATCTGTTCATCCTTCGGTGTCTCCCTTAACGTCAATAATTTTTAAGCTGCAAGCAGTGCATTCATATTCGCGCTTATGCTTCTCATCGCGCACAACCCTTATTGCGCTGCGACAGCGCGGGCATTGCCGGTTGGTTAGCTTTCGCTCAAAAGAGCCATCGCCCTCATAAATCATCGGCCACTCCTGTTCCCCCACAAGAATAGCACGATGTCCACTGGACGCAACCATAGCCATCCGGCTCGCGGATCATGCCACGGTCGCAGTCGCGGCAAGGTTTGGGGCGAAAATTTTGTGTGACACCCCCATCGATAAGCGGAGAGGGGCGGGGGGCAAGGGGTCGCTTTTGCTGTGGCCGGGTATCGTCATCGACCGCGCTGTACACCGACAAACCAACGTCTGTTGCGCTGTACATCACGACATCGCCTGCGCAACATCGTAGAGCGATGGCACCCCTGCCCTGCGTTCAAGCGCAGCATCGCAGGTGTTCAGCGTTGCTGCCCTCACATCAGCCGCAGTAAAGCCAGCAGCAGACAGCCGCCGTGCGTGTGCTATCTCGTTGTCATACATCCTGACCTGACCTGTCGCCTGTTGCACGGCGCTGATGTAAGTGTGGGTGATGGCCTCGGCGACCGGGTCATCGGGTGTGTGAGAGACTGATTGTAAATCCCCCAGACCCCCTGTTTCCTTTATGGATGCGTCATCTTGGTCAGCCACAAGCTGCAATGGCTTGGCGTTGTGTATCTCTTCATATGTTGGCAACGCCTCGTCACCATCCCACAGCACCTGATACCTGTTGCTTTTCCAGCCACTTGCTGTCTCTTGGTAATCCTTCGGCTGCAACTGCCTGACGTACCGCTTGCGCTTCAACACCTTCATCGCTGCGTGTATCGTCACACGCTCTGCATAGCCTGTCACGGCGCACAATGTTTCCATTGACGGCCAACATACACCAGCCGCATTAGTGTGGATGCACAAAGCGCCTAACACCCGCAACTCGCGTTCCTTTAACTCGCGGTCATTGACGGCTCGTGACGGCATCACCGACCATTTCCTAAAAAGGGATTTCATCGTTCAGTTCCTTTTCAATTCTTGTCCTTACCTTTTCAACAGCGGCACCCGGCCACATCTCTTTGGCTATGTCAGCCACTTGCCCAGCCTTGTCCTTGCGCCAGCCTGACACGATAGCTGCGATCTCATCAACACTATAGACCACCATCTCTCTATGCTCTTTCGCCACCTTACCGGCCTCATAGCCATTGCGCGTAATCGCCAGCACCTTGCCATCATCCATTGCCGCTTCCCAATAGTCACCACTCAACGGTTCATGCCCGGCAGCGATAGCAGCCTGCTCAAGCGCAGCCAATCCCCGCAATGTCACCGACACCTGATGCTCGACATCGTGCTGATCATCAATGGCCTTGTTCAACAGATCCATCTGCGCTTCAAACCTGCCACGCAATCCCTCTGCCACCAGCCAGGGCAATCTATCAATGCCCCACTTTGCTTCCATTGCTGTTGCGGCTCGATCATATTCATGCAGCGCATCCTGCATCCGGCGCATTGCCATCTGACTAGGCGCATAGTATTGCTTGCTTGGTTTTGGTACTTGTTTGCCCTTCATTTTACCTCTCCTAAACGTAGGGTGGGATGGTAGGGTGTGATCTAAAGATCATCACACCCCACCCACCTGTGCCGAAACGTGCGATATAGGTGGGATGGTCACCCCACATTTTACGCTAACCCCTTGTTAATCCACACTTTGCCCTCATGCACTGTCACCACACCCTTGTCCTGCAAGCCCTGCCGCGCATCCTTTCGCTGTCCGGGCGTTAAATCGGGTGATTTGACCTTGTGCGCCTCATGCCATTGGCTCACTGACAAGGCATCTGTCGTTAGTTTTATCAGCGTATTTTGCAGCGATTGGAATGCGTGTTGCTGCCTCGCCGACAGGTTTTGTTTCTTTGTTGCACCCTGCGCCTCAATGGGTTTCATCACGATGCTGGTGTCGTCAACCAATGCCACTGGCGTCATCTCAAACGTGATCTTGTCGATTGGCTCTGCATCCTTTTGCTTATCCATTGACAACGCCACGATGCTTTCGGCCTTGCCCACCGCCAGCACAGTATCAGCGGCACCAGCCAGTGCCGAGCTACCGCGCATAGAGTTGATGCCCCGGCTCGCATCCTTGCCAGCGTGATGTATTGCCAACAAGCCGCAGCCGGTGTGATGCTTTACCGCGTCACAGCCCCTGATGAATGACGACATATCTGTGGCGCTGTTCTCTTCGCCGGTCATGCTGCGAGCCACAGTGTCAATCACTAGGCAGCTAAACTGCTCATCAAGGCTGTCAATAGTACGCAGCAGCTTGTCGATGCTTTCCTCGTCCATCATATCAACGGCCATAGGCAGGACGCGCAGCAAGCCGGTATCCTCAACCTGATTGTGCAGCTTCCACGCCTTGACGCGCTTTCCCAGCCCGCCAACGCCCTCACCGGCAATGTACAGCACAACGCCCTGCCTAGTCTGCCTGCCGTGCCACGCCAAGCCGTGTGACATACACAATGCCATATCAATAGCTATGAATGACTTGCCAGTGCCGGGGGCGCCATACATGACGCTGAAACCGTGCTTAGTTAGTACATCGTCAATCATCCACTCAACTGGCGGCATCGTCATTAGGTAATGCTCATCATACAGCGGGTAAATGTCAGGCTTGACATCTGGCGCTGTCTCAACCACTGGCGCTTGACGTGCTAGTTCAAGCAATACCTTCTTGCCGTTGCCTGCTGCCAGCCAATCAGCCACGTCACCCTTGTGCGGCAGGTTTGGCAAATCCAGACGCTTGATCTTGTCCACCGTGCCGTGCAGCGCCGCTATCACTGTGTCTGCGTGTGCTTGCCCGGCCTCATCGTTGTCGGGCAGCACTACGACATTGCGATCAGCGAAATACTGCGCTAGCTCCGGCTTCCAGTTCTTTGAGCCGCCACTGTTTGTCGTGGCGATCAGGCCAAGCTCGATCAGTGCATCGGCGCATTTCTCGCCCTCAACAATAAACACTGGCGCTTGTGGATTAGTCACGATGGCTGGCAGGTTATATGGCAGCGGGTCAATGTCTTTGATGCTGTTGATCCAGCCACCGCTGTTATCCGGGCGTCTTTGTCTGAATGTCTTGGGGTTATCGAACCGCAATACCTGATAGGCCAACACGCCATCGCTGTCATAATAATCATAAGCGCGAGACATCTTCGGCGTCACTGGCAGGGCTCTTTGTTGCTGCTTGCTGATGCCAAACTTTCGCTCTAGCACGTCAGGTATGTTGCCGTTGATGCTGGCTGGCTCGTTTGCCTTCACCATATCAATTACACCGCCGGATTCCCCAGTCTCAAAATTACTCCAAACGCCTTTGCGCGTACAAACCGACAGGCTGCCGTGTGTACCCCAACGCAATTCTGTGCCTTTTGACAGGCGCGGGTTTGGCTCACCCCAGTAATGGCGGGCAACCTGTTCTATATATGCTGCTATGTTTGTCATCTCATTACCCCAATCCCTTGCCCCTTAAAGCGTGACCGGCGGCAGCCAAGGGAGGAAACCGCCGCCGATCACTAACCGCCGCTAGAACAAATCAGCGCCCTCGACTACCGAAGGGGTTGCAGCAACCGGGGCTGCTACGGCGGGTTCTGGGGCAGGTTCTGCCTTATCTAAACCAGCAGGGCGATCAACCCAGCCAGTTATTGCCCACTTAGGCGAGCGAAAGGTTTGTGTGCCTTGTGCCTTAGTTTCGATCTGGATGCGATCAGAGCCGGTGATCTCAACCACTGGCACCTTGCCGGGGTTGTCAGCTTTGCCAGCCAGATATGCATCGTGCAAATCATTCATCTGATTACGCACGATCTTGCTGCTGCTGCTCATCTCGCGCAGGCTGATCTCTTTGTTGTACATCCGAATGCGGAAGCCTTCCTTATGCTCATCACTAGGCTTGACCGGCATTGGCTCGCCAACCTTAACAAAACGAAAGTCAGGGCCAGTCGTGGTAAAGGCAATAAACCCAACCTCAATTGCGTCCATATCCATTACCACCTTAAAAGGCAATTCCATTTCGGTTTCGCTCTTTTCCCAAGTTCCCTCGCTAGTCTGGTGCCGGTCTTGGCGCACGAATGAGCCATCCTTTGCACTGAATTTCATAATAGGCAGGAAATCCCCGCCGCCGGAACTGCTAGTCTCTGTAAAACCTAAAGCCATTTTAAACTCCTAAACTTTAGAACTACGCAAAACGGTTGCGCCACCGATTGGAAAATAGGCACAGATATCTGCGTCTTGGGCATCGCCCCGGTCAGATCTACCACCCTTCCCCAATTTGTAATCGCCAGCGAAATCAAAGCGGGCGATGTTATCTATATATACGTTCAGCAAATACGCTGGCAAGCCAGTGTGCTGCGTCAGCAGCCGGGCTTGTATTACTTTCGACAGGCTCACCATCGCTGTGTCGTACTGCAACAGCCGCACGTTGCGATGCTTTACCTCAATAAATGCCTTGGCCTTGTTGTCCTTAAACACCACAAAGTCGAGGCGATACTGCACCGGCAGTTTGTAGAAATCATAGCCGTGTTCAGCAAAAGCATTGGCTAGTGCCTGCTCTTTGCGTCTGTCGGCCTCGGTTTCGTACATCGGCCTAGCCATTGTGCGCCTCTTTGATAGCCCACAATATCCGCGCCGCCACCTGAGGCACGATGCTATTTCCTAATTGTTTAAGTCTGTGTACCCGACCGGATACCCCATTAGCCACTCTACAAATTGCGGGTTCAGGCTCCCAGAAACTCTTTTGCCATCTGGCTTCTCCACTGCGTAATCCAGCCGATCCCTCATTGTCTCGTTTCTGCCCGACCCCTTGAAGTCGTTGGCTGTCGGCGTTGGGTACATTTTTATCTGATCTGATAGGTTCGCCCCGAATACCAGATTTGGGTTTGTCTTGCTGATCCTTTGACCCTTCTCGTTCAGTGTCCTGCCGGACGCTACGTCTGACGTTCTCGGCGTCGCCCACAGTTTTGGCTCTTGCGCCTCTTGCCACTTCCTGACCGTCTCTGGGTCTACCTGTTCCCTGAGGTTGCTCGGCAACGCCCTGCCCTTCCGATGACCTTCCGCCATCTTCTTGAGGCTCTCCTCTGACCGCTGCGGCAGATGATCCATTGAGTTCGGAGTAGCCCACAATCCAGCATCTGTCGCGTCTATGTCTGGCGTCTGCGGCGACAGCCGGTATAACAAAGCACCTTGCTTGGTATCCTTCGGCTTCCAAGTCAGATAGCACCTCGTCGAGGCCCATAGAGATGTGTCCAGCAACATTTTCTCCAATAACCCAAGTCGGCCTGACAGCTTGGATAATTCTAAGCATTTCCGGCCAGAGGTGTCGGTCATCTTTATCGCCTCGTCTGAC